TTCTAGGCTTAGCACCTTTGTCGGCTCCAATAAGACCACCAACAACTGCACCAGCTGCTGCTCCGCCATCATCACCTGTTACGCCTTTACCAATTACACCACCAAGGATCATACCAAGTAGCGCACCACCGGCTGCATCACCTTGTTCTTTATATGTACTATAAACTGGCTTTTTATTTTTAAAGCACCGGCGTTCAGTCGACGGTACTGATTGAGTAATTGTTTTTGTGTGGTCAAACACACGAACATTTGTTGGTGTTTCAGCCATTGCAGTAGTAGATGTTAAAGCTACAACGCCGGCAGTCATAAGTAGTTGTTTCATATTTTTTCCTTTTCTATAGGTATTCTATACCATATTATAGAGAATGTCAACATATTTTTTTACTAACTCTACACTTTTTGCGTTGGCTTCCCTTTCCCACCACCTATCGTGATGTGGTCTTTTCTTAGAATATTTATCTGACAAATTTTGTTTGATAAATTGTCGTACGTGAACCATTTCATGAGCAAGGGTAATATAGACATCAGTTAAATTTCTATTTTTAGTCTGAGTCATAATCCAATACTCACCTTTGTTGACTTCATAACATAAACCAGTAGCCTTTTGATTCTTAGGAAAAGGTGTTTCCCATCCATCAATTGTTAAGATTTCTGGTTTAATGTCAAGCTCTTCACAACAGAAATTAATAAAATTCTCTGTTAGAGTTTCGTCAAGATCGTTTATTTCGATTTGCATAGTATTTCCAGCTTAGCTTCAATGCGACCAAGTTTAAACATAACTTCGTTCATTAGCTCCTGCATGGTTGGTTCTTTTTCAGGAAGAACTTGTGGTGGAACGTCATCGTCGAAATTAATTTCGTCGTCACCATCATATCCTTCGGTAAATTTTTTCCATAGATTTAGCATTATTCTACTCCATCAAGGTCTGATAAAAATTGAGCTTTGGGTGTGGTTTTAGTCCAGAACGTTAACTCAGTCTTAGCTGATCTAATGTCCCTTTGTAGTTCCTTAACCATTTCATCTGTAAGGCTCATAATATTAACTCGAAGCAAACGGTCAATGTCGGATTCATCAGCATCTGTATTTGCTAGGATTTGTACACCAACCTGTTTCTTCTTTTGATTTTTAAATGCGATTTTATCGTCAAGTACAGATTGGATAAATTGCATTTTAACATTCAACCAACGAACTTCTTCATTGGCTTCAGCCATACGCTTTTCAATACGTTGCTGAAGGATACCCAAACGGTAGTCACAAAAATCTTTAATAAGATCTCGTTCATCGGTATACTCACGAAGTTTACCATTGTAATCAATAACCGTTAGGTTTTCTGATAGTGGCTTAGCAAGTTTAAACTTACGAATTACTTTTTCGTCAGTCCAAGATGAACTACCAGTTTGTTTCAATTTAATCTCAAAACGAAAACCTTGCTTATCGCACATGTCGTCGTAAGAAACAATATCACCTTCATCTTCAAGCTTATCTAAGATTTTTACGTATGACTCACGATCAAATCCATAAGGTACCTCAGTAATAGTCAACTGAGTTTTAGATGTTTTATGGAATTTACCATAAACAATATACCGACCTTCATCTGGATCAAAGGTAATGTTACCATTGAACTCTGGGAAGTGTACCTGAGGCTTAGCGGTTATATTACCACTAGACAAGTAATCACGAACGCAACCAGAGAGTGATTCTGGTGACCTAGGAAGTATGCTTGTAGCAAAACCAGTGGCAATTCCCTTAGTTCCATTAACTAATACTAAAGGAATAACTGGAAGATAGAACATAGGTGGTTCATGTTCAGGGTCGGGATGAGCCGGAGCTAGGTCAACATCGCTGATATACTTCTCAAAGTTTTCACTGAGGCGAGTATATACATATCGTGGAGCACCAGCTGATTGTACCAAGCGAGTACCGAATGAACCTCGGCCCTCAACTAGACAAACGTTATTGTTCCAAGTAGCAGCCATTAGCTGACCTGCTCCGGCAGCAGAAGCTTCGCCGTGGTTGTACCCGTAGTCAGAAATGATACCAGCAACAGCGGAAACTTTCTTGAAGTCTCTCTTGCTGTTTAGTATCGATGAATACAGGTAGAACCTTTGTACTGGCTTTAGGCCGTCAATCATATTTGGAATTGCTCGGCTTTCCACAGTGTACATGGCGAAACTTAACCATTCATTACGTGCAACACTTGAGATTGGATACTCATTAGTGTCGGTTGTAAAATCAAGTAAACTCATCATAAATCCTTATTTAACTTCTAAGACTATACTATCCTATATGAAAAGGATTGTCAACAGTTAATTTCATTTTATTGAAAATATTTGTCTAGCATATCTAGCACATCGTTGTATTTAGCCATCTCAAGGATCTCACCTTCAATAGCTTCAAACACATCAGGATGTTCACCAATACCAGCTGGGTTATTTAGATATACTTCAACATTCATTTTATGTTTATCAATATGACCTCTAGCATGCGAACGCATTGCATTAATCATAAAATCTTGGTCTAGTGCCATTTAAATTCTCCTCATTTTTCCTGGTTTTTTCTATAATTACAGTAGTAATTCCAACCATATTCATATAGTACGTATGCCCATACAAAACCTATGTATGGAACGAATGCAACGTTAAGCAGTATCCATGCAAAAACTATTGCTATTACTATGTCGTAATATTGTATCATGCCATCATATACTCTTTACGAAGTTGGCTTTCTTTCCCAAACATCATTTGGAAAATGTTTGCATCGTCGACAGTTACGGTATCATACACTGGCTTATTAACGATATTATCATATTCTTCTTCAGTCAATGATCCCAAGCCTTTGATATACCGGTGCTTCCAACCAGACTCACCTTTGATTACGTTTGCATCTTCATAGGTGTATAACCATTTAGCATCTTTGCCTTTAGTTGAAATCATAATTGGCGTCCGAGTAATTTTAACTCGCTTTTCAGAAAAGAGACGAGGCCAGAATTTATAGAAGAAAGCTAGAAGCAATGGGCTAATATGACCAATACCATCATGGTCAGCATCAGTTAGAGTTGCAATATTTTGATATGTCATATTGTCGACGCTATCAGGATTATTTATATCTAATCCAAGAACTGCAATAAGCTCACTGAGTTCTTTATTCTTAAGAACATCAGCTGGTTTCATATCCCATGTGTTCATAATAACACCACGTAGTGGATATGCTCCAACTTTATTAGCATCACGAACCTTAAGCAAGAAGCCCATAGCTGAGTCACCCTCAACGATTTTCAATGTAGCATCTTGACGATTAGCTGAAATATGCTTAGCGACTTTAACTTTTTTCAGTTTCTTTTGAGCCATAGTAGCAGCTCGACGATCAGCAGCGATTTTCTTAGCCAACTGAGCTTCAATGATCGGATCAATGATTTCAGGTGTATTTAAAATCTTACGAGCAAAATACTCAGCTTCTTTAGCTCCAGCTTCGTTTACATGCTCTTTAATATTACCATAAGGGTTTGTCAAACGCTCTTTAGTCTGAGAGTCAAACTTTGGATTGGTAAAGTTTCTAGCAAACATAACAAACGTCAAACCATTTTTAATTGTCGACTTGACAACTTCAATTTTATGTTTGCGTTTAACCATAACAACCAATTCATCAACAATTTGGTTTATAACAAAATCAACATATGAACCACCTTGACGTGTATTCACACCATTAATATATGAGTTTGTACGGAAACCATCTTCTGACGTAGTAATAAAGAATGAAAGATTATCAGTCTTTTCCATAATGGATGAAGGACCAAAAAGCTCTGCATATTTTTTAAGGTTGTTTACCTTGATACGACGCTTATTAAAAGAGAATGCGATTTCAGGAAATGCCATTTGCAAACTGATAAGACGATCCTCAAGCAATGCAACTGTATCCAAGTCACCTAGGCTATTGGCTTCAAAAAGCTCAAAGTCAGGAACAAACAAAACCTCTGTTCCGTTACCTTCACGTTTGGATTCCTTGAGTTGAATTTGGTTTGCACCATCCTTACATGCTACAGTAATCAATTTTCCATTTGACCACGTTTTGCCTGTGAACTTAGATGATAGGAAGTTAGTAGCCGCTGAACCAACACCGTTAGTACCAATGGTAACTCGTTCATCATCAAAACTTGTACCAGCATTAACACGAGTCCAAGCGGCTTCAGCCTGAGGAATGCTCCGGTCTGTAGTTTCATCGTAAACAGAATTTTGTGGAATGCCTCGACCATTATCTGTAATAATGATTGCACCATCCATACGAACTGATACGTCTATTTTATTAGCATACTTAAAGTTTGTACGAATAGCTTCGTCGATTGCGTTATCTAAGATTTCGTCAATCATTTTTGATAATGCCGGTACGTACTTGGCGGTTTTCCACTCGCCCATAACAAAACGTTCTACTTCTTCTTGGGCACTTGAGCCCATATACATACCAATTCGTTCTCTAACATGCTGTCTAGCTGTTAAAATTTTGAAATCTTCACTCAAGGTATAGTCTCCATTTTATATTGAATTTACATTCTATCACAATTAAAAAGTATTGTCAACGGTTAATTTCACATGTTTCCAATCCAATGTGAACAATCATCACATGGATCGTCGTAAGCGAAAGGGATTTGAGTCATCAAATCGTCCCTTATTGTTTCTGGTGCTGTATTTATAACCATTGCTCTACTGCCTGTATTCCATTCTTAATAAATACTATCATACATCAAACATAATGTCAATAGGAAATATGAAATGATTACAAATTATTTGTCACCAGTATCCTTTAAGGTGATAATAGATAGGATGCCAAATGTTGAATTCTTTACTCAAAAATTTACATCTCCCTCTATTAGCATGTCGCCTGTCGAGCAGTTATCTCCTATTCATAGGGCATACCAGACAGGAGACAGATTAGAATATGGTGAGTTTGATCTTACCTTTGTGGTAGATGAAAATATGAACAACTACACTGAAATTTTAAGTTGGATGGAAGGCTTGGGATCTCCTCAAAGCACTGACCAATTTAAACAAATTGCTGATAGTAAATATGGAACTACCTCAGATATTACAGTTATAGTAGAAAACAGCGCCCGAAACAGCAATATTAAATTTACCTTTACAGATTGTTTTCCAATCGCAGTTTCAGGAATT